AGCCGATTGTCCTCTCGGTTTCCTTTAAGGTGACGGCATTCATGTCCAGTTGGGCATGGCCCCACGAAGGCTTCCAACACTAACTGGTGAACCTTCTTCTGCTCATGCCGCGGCGCACACTGAAGGGCCACCTGCTTATACCCTTGCACCGTTCCTGGGCTTAGCACCCTGCCATAGACAGTGTAGGTAACCTCTTTCCCCCTGTTTATGCATATGACTTTTCTGTCTAGGCTTCTGACTCTGCCAAAGTCACTGACCTCATAAAGGCCCTCCCACCCCAATACTGGGCGCCATTCTTCTACGCTCATATCAAACCCTCGTCGCGAAAATGCCGCCACGCCGCGCCGCTGCGCATCTCGTCTAGATTCCACTGCGTGTAGGCAAGGTCATTCATCCATTGCCGACGTTCGTCATCGCTTGGCTGGCGTGGCGTCTCGATCCTACTGAAATCGTCGAGGCCGAGAGACAGGGCGACACCCTCCACCACGAACGCCGGCACGCCCATCACCAGGCCCTCGACTGCGGCGTTGGAATGGTGCGCCACCACGCAATGGGCGTCTGACAGGGAATGGGACAGGTCATGGCCGGGTGAGGCCGAGGCGATGCCGGGGAGCGGCGGCGCATTGAGCCAGTTGGGCTTGGCGCGGTAGAGGATCGGCCGGGCGCTGTGCTGGCGGATCAGGGCGGCGGTTTCCTTTTCCCATTGCAGCGGGGCGTAACCCTCCGCCCCAGCGCCCTTCGGCCCCATGCCGGTGATCACGATCTGGCGTCCGCCTTTGCGCCAGGGGGCGAGTGTTAGCCCGAGTTCGTCGGCGCGCTTACTATCGTGGCGCACGGCCTGGAAATAGGCGGTGGGATGGCGACTGTTGACCGAGAGCTTGTGGTAACCTGCGAAGCGGCCACGGTCCTTGCGCCCCCAGTAGCCGAGGTCTGCGAACAATAACTTTCGGCCCGCCCGCGGATAGTCGCTGAGCGCCTTGCCGAGCCGGCCCGCGAGCCCGTAGAACACCGCCACATCCGCTTCCGGCTCGCGGTAATACAGCGACGATGTAATACGCGCCTGATCGCCCGCCGCCGTAATCCCCTCCAGCATCGCCCGGCACACCGCCTGCGAGCGCGGGTGGTTGGGGATTTCATAGAGGACTACTGCAAGAGCCAAGCGAACGCTTCCCCGGAGACGATTTCGGCCATGGTCCACTGTGCGTAGGCCAGCCGCTCGAACATGCTGAGCCGTTTCGCGTCGTCCAGCAATGGCCGCTCCAGGTCCGCGCCGTCAAGCGGGAGGGCCGCGCCAGAGCCGATCCAGGGGCCGAGGGCGTGGAATACGGGTATCCCATAGGCCAGGGCCTTGATCGCCGCCCCTGAGCCCCAGGTGACCGCGCAGTGGGCGTGGTCGAGGTCGATATAGGGCTCGGTCTTGTCGGACCCCGGGTGCTGGCGCACGCGCACCGGGCGGGCGGTGCGCGCACAGAGCGCGCTGAAGCAGCGGCTGGGCCATCCGGGCGGCTGGGCCACGCCGGGCTCGCCAATGCCCCGTTGCGGCAGGAACAGCACGTGCTCGCCCACGGTGCGCCAGGGTTTGAGCTCCAACCCCATGGCGGCGAAGCGTTCCGCACCCCCGACCGGCCAACGTCCCGCGCCATTGTGATGACCGAGCGCCAGAGCGTAGCGCTTTTCCCCGCCCGCCCCGTTGATATAGCCGTTCTCGGCCACAATCACCCTAGCCCCCGCCGCCTCATAGCGGGCCGCTACAGCGCTTTCCGCGCCCTTGCGGTTCCAGATAAGCAGGATGTCATCCGCGCCCGGCCTGGGGCTCGGCGTTGGCGCTATGGCGTATCCCAGGCGCGCAAGGCCGCTTAAGAATTCCTCGCGCCGGTAGTAGGGGCGGCCGAGGAACAGGCAGGCGGCGGCCGGCATCAATCTGAGGGGCTGGAGGAAGCCGTCGTCGGAACCCCGCCGAACACATAGACGGTTCCAGCCGGCTCGTTCGAGGTCAAGGCGTGGGAGACCGTAATGTGAGCGCCGTTGGACGTGTCGGTGACTGCGGCCCCCGAGGGAAGTCCAGGTCCGCTGACTGGCTGACCGACCGCGATGTTGTTGAAGTTGGCCGCCAAGTAGAGGACCGTGTCGCCCGCCGTCTGGTCGCCATGCAGCGTCGCGGCGTATTGCCCACTGCTATCGGTGCCGCTCCAGGCCGCCGCGCCGCCAGCGCCGAGATTGATAGCGAAGGTCAGGGGATCAGCGCCGGGCGCCAAGCGGAAAAATCCTTCCGGCGCGGTCCCGGTGGGCAGAGAGCCGTCAGCGCCCAGACTGACCGGCTTGCCTGTGCCAGGATCGCGGAACTTGGCGATCAGGCTGTCTGGGATGTCGTTGCCGCCCTCAAGCAGGATGTTCTGGCCCGGCGCGAACCAGATGTCGGCGCGATCCATGGGGTAGCCATAGGTCCCCCAGTGTCCGAACGCTGCTGGCAGCCCATTGAACACCATCACCGAGGGGTCGCCGCCAGCAAACTGGATGTTGGTGACATCGACGCCATCGACATAGATCGACACAACCGGCGGCGACACGCCAAAGTCCAGACCAACGATCTCGTGATGCCATTCCTCGGCGCTCGGGGCGGGCGTCTCCCAATCCAGTTCCGAACTGGCGTCCGCGTTATACCAGCTACCAGCCAGATCCACCGGGCCGGTCGGATAGTTGGTGATGTTGGTCTGGAAGTTGGGGATAATGCCGCCAGCATTGTGCGGATCGACCACGAACAGGCCGCCGTTGATGCTGGGGATTAGCCCCGGATTACTCGCCCTGAGTTTGAACCAGCTCGACCACGCCAGATAGCGGCTGTCGGGGCTCAGCATGGCAGCGATGTTGATGGAGGTGTTGGCGTCAAGTTGCACGGCGCCGGTGACATAGGAAGACGGCGTCACGTCATGGCCGCCCGAGATCACGTCCTGATAGCCGCGCCGCTGCGCCTCCAGGATAGTCGGCCGGTCCTGGACGATGGTCGGCACGCCATAGGTGAACACCTTGCCACGGATTTGCGGCTGGCGCAGGGGGCCGAGGTTGGTGATGATGTGGTTCGACATGAGGCTTAGAACCCGCGATTTACATCATAGGTCTCATTGAAGATGGTCTTGCCGCAAGTGCCGCTGGAGACGGCCCCACGCGGAGTGGTAGAGCCGCCGAGCCAGAGCCCGATCAGTTCCTGAATGATCTGCGGGAACCTGGGCTGCGGGCCGATCTGGCGGAAGTTCTCAATCATCACCGAGCCGGCCTTGAGCACCTTGGTCGTGTTGAAGGTGGAGGCTGTGTCCTGGAAGGTGTCGCCCGCGATCAAGAGCGCCGCGCCCTCGCAGCAGGCGTCCACGATCTGGCTGGGGATGCTGTTCGGATCGACCGGCGTGCCGTCCGGATAGGACAGGCCACTTCTGGGCCAGGCATGGTCCTCATAGCCATCGGTCTGCGTGCCCTGCCAGCGGGTGCGGTCGATGATGCGGCTCATGGTGACCAGGGCCGAACCCTTCTGGTCATCGGTGGCCCCGGCCCAATCGACAGCCTGAATCTGCGCGGCAAGGTAGAGGTTGGCCGTGACGAGATCGGCGTAGGCACTGTAGGTGTTGCCGTTGATCACCACGTCCATGGCTTAGGTCTCCGCAATCGCGCCGGTGAACATCTGCTCGGCCTCGCGCTGGGCGCGGGCTGGGCTATCGAGCCGCGCCCATTGCGAGTCCAGCAGGTTGGCCTTGGCCCCGGCCCAGTCCTGCGCCTGCATGCACGCCAGCGCGTGGGGGAATTTGCCGAGGCCGTGGGCGCCCATCTGATAGGCCATCTCGAGCAGCACGGCCTGGCGGGGAAGCGACATCTGCCGCCACCACGGTTCGGTCGCGTCGATCTGGGCGCAGAGGGCGTCCAGCTTCTCGTCGCGCCACTGATCGGCCTCGGCTTGGGTGCAGGTCATGCCGGGGTGCACGCCCGCGTCCGCCCGCCCCCAGCCGATGGTCCACACGCCCTTGGTGTCGCGATAGGCGCGCAAGCGGCAAGCCTCCTCGCGGTCGATCTGCGGGCGGACGATAGCCAAGAGCGGGGCGTTGTCCGCCATCAGTGGAACCCGTAGGCGCCGAGGAACGCGGCGGCCGACTGCGGCTTGGTCCCGGTGCTCAGTTGCCAATGGCCATCGGTGAACGCCTCGCCATAGCCCTGATACTGGACCGCGTTCTTGCTCATCCAGGAGATCATCAGGTTGACCCAAACCGGCGCATCGACGCTCACGCCCCACTCGTTGACCGCCAGCGCCTTGCCCTTGGCCTTGGCGAAGGACGCAATGGCGTCCATGCCGATGTATTGCGCGGAGGCGGCGTTGTTGAAGGCGGTGGTGGGGTCGTTGTTGTCGAAGCCGCCGTCGCTGAGCGGCTGATAGTAGCGGTCGAAGCTGATGCCATAGACGTGGCTGTCGTCGGAGGGATAGGCGAGGGTCCAGTCGAACTGCCATGGGGCGCCCTGGTTGCCGGCGGCGGGCGAATACCAGAAGCGGAAGCGGGGATCGATGGCGCTGATCCCGCGCATGCGCTCCCACACCGCGGCGTAGAGCGTTGCGGTGGCGGCGGTGCACTTCCACGGATACCAGTTGCCGTTGAACTCCCAACCGAGCCGGATGTCGATCGGGCCAGGGCCTTGGATATGCTGTGAGAGGTATTGCGCGTTCTGGAGCCAGAGCGCGTCATATTCCCCGGCGTTGAGCGTCGAAAGGCTCTCGTCGCCGTAGCTGCCGTTGGTTGCCGGGTTGCAGCACATCGGCAGGCTGACCAGCCAGTGATCGGTGGAATACTGGTTTGCGATGTTGCCGGTGTTGAACAGGTAGCGGAGCGAGGCGGTGAAGTCGGCGACGGCGCCCGATGGGTTTTGGAACCCGCCATAGATCGGCACGGCGTCCAAGGTCTTGCCGAGCCAGCTTTCATAGGTGTTGAGCGAGGCCAGCGTCAGGCCGGTATAGGCGGCGTTGAGCGGGCCTTGGCCTTGCAGTTGGCCGGCCGCAACCATCTTGGCCTGCAGCGCGGCGAGGTCGCCCTGAAAGGTGGCGGTGTCGGTGGAAAGCCCCGCCAGGGCCTGGGCCACGGCCGAGGCGTCCGCGGCGACGGTGGAGAGCTGGCTGGAGAAGGCGGAAAAGTCGGCGGCGACGGTCGCATCGGGAACCGGCGCGGGCGGCGGCGGGGGCGGAGACGGCGGCGGCGGAGGGGGTGGCGGCGACAAGGGCGGCGAGGGTTGGGCGATGACATTGCCGATGGTCAGGTTGGCGTAGTTCACCGCCAAATTCTGGTCCGAGGCGTTGCGGCAGATGCCCATATGCCAGCGCACCCCGGCCATGCCCGGAAAGCCCATCTTGCCCTGGTAGGAGACGAGATCGGTCCCGTTGCGGCGGACCAGGAGGCTCGCCGTGCCGAGGCCCTGGTCGAAGGTGGCGTAAACCTCCATGCGGTAGGTGGTCCCGCGGGTGATTGCGCTGCCGTCCTGGTAGATGGTCTTTTGCGCCTGGTGGCCGTTGGCGGCGACGTAATTGACCTGAATCCACATCTTGTCGCCGCCGGCGAGGAAGATCGCCAGCGGCGCCTGGTAGCCGTTGTGCTCCAGTTGCCGCGCCTGCCCGCATGCCGCCCATTGCCGCTTGGCCGCCGTGCCCGCCTCGACGGTGAAGTCATAGACGATGCTGACCTGGTTGCCCGGCGAGTAGATAGTCTCGCTGGTCAGTTCCGAGCGCTCGAAGAACGCCGAGTCGCCGCTCCACTGATCCCCCGGCCGCACCTCGAAACGGGCCTTGCCAAGGGCTGAGCCGCCGAGGCTCCAGGGCTTGACGGCGTTTTGGAAGGTGTAGAGCCCCGCGCCGATCAGCACCTCGTTGGTTCCGGGGTCGAGGGTGGTGTTCCACTGGTCAGGGGTGATGATGGCCATGGGGCTTTCCGCAGGTCGGGGAGGGCGTAATACGGGGTTCGCGTGTAATACCGGCTCAGCTGGCGAGGTAGCCTGCGGACACCATGGACGAATGCAGGTTCGACAGGTCCGTGGCCAGGGTCGAGACCGCCGAGGCCAGGGTGGTCACCGCCGACTGCGCCGCGGTCAGGTCCGACTGCAGGGTGGTGAGTTGGCTGGAGAGCGCGGTATAGGCGGCCGCGACGTCGGTGGTCGGCGGGGTGGGGCTGACCACGGCGCCGCCGGTGGTGACCACCAGGGAGGAATAGTTGGCGGCGATGGTCTGCGAAGCGGCCGCCCGGTAGATGCCGAACTTCCAATAGACCCCGCTCATCCCGGCAAAGCCCATCTTGCCGGAATAGTTGACCAGGGTGACGCCGTCGCGGATCACCACCAGCTTGCCGGTGCCCTGCCCCTGGTCAAAGGTCGCCTGGATCTGCATGGCGTAGGTGTGGCCGCGCACGATGTTGGCGGTGTCGGTCCAGAGGGTCTTATAGGCCTGGGCGCCGTTGGAGCCGAGGTAGTTGACCCCGATGCCCATCTTTTCCGAGCCGTCGAAGTGAATTTCGAATGGCGGGGAGTAGCCGTTGTTCTCCACCTGGTGAAACTGGCCCATCACGCGCCAGGAGGCGGCGTCGGCCGTGCCGGGCTCGATCATGAAGTTGTAGGACACATTGACCTGGACGCCCGGGGCATAGGTGGTGGACCCGGACAGTTCCGAGCGCTCCTTGCTCGTCGGATCAACTGCGGTCCAGACATCGCCGGGGCGCACCTCGAAGCGGATCACGCCTGAGGACGGCGCGCCGAGGCTCCAGGTCTTTTCCGCGTTCTGCCAAGTGTAGTGCAGCGACGGCGAGCCGGCGGTGAGGTCGTTGGAGCCGGCCGGGATCGAATTCGTCCAGGTATCCACAGAGTAGGTCGTCACGGCGGTGTTCCTTAGTCAGGGGTTGAGTTGGACGTGCGGTTACGCTGGCCGCTGCCAGGGACGCCGGGCGCGGCGGGAGATGGCCCGGGCTTGCGCGGGCCAGCGCCACCACCTTGCGGGGGTTTGTCGGCGGGCGGCGTTCCCCCGTCGTCGCTTGGCGGGGCCAGGGCGCCGGACTTGGGCGGCGTGGCCCTGGGCAAGAGCGAGGCTTCGATGGCCGCCTGGCCGAAGCCGTCCGGCATCTTGGAGACGCCCAGAAGGTCGCGCACGTCGTTGATCGCCGGATCGTCGGGCGGCAGGATGGCGCCGGCGGTGGCCATGTCGGCCAGGGCCTTGGCTACCACGGCCACGTCCTTGAACGCCACGTCCTCGGTGTCCAGTTTCGGCATCAGCTTGGCGGGCAGGCCGTTCAGCTTCCACACCGCGCCGATGAAGTCGCGCCGCATGGCCTCCTTGATGTCGTTCACGGTGGCGTTGACGCCGAGGTAGAGGTTGCGCGACTTGTCTTCGGAGAGCGCCCGCGAGCCGCCCTGGCCGGACCCGCCGATCAAGAGGCTTTCCACGCCCAGGATGCGCGCCATGTCATGGGTGAGGCGGTCGATCGCCTTGGAGATGTCGGCAAAACCGGTGGCGCCATTGTTGAGCAGCTCCACCTTCCACTTCTCGACTGGAGAAACCTGATAGCCGTCCGTGGTCGGGCCGACATAAGGCGCGCTGTCCAACAGGATCGCGCTGTCCTCTTCCTTCACCTGCAGCTGGATGAACCGCTCCATGCCGGCGATCATCTTGTCCGCGTCCTTGCGGTCCAACGCGCCCTCTTCGACCAGGGCGTTGATCTCGGCCAGGGGCGCGCGGCCCACGGGAAGCCCGCGCATGTCGCGTTCGTATCCCAGGCCCTCCATCTTCAGGTAGCGGCGGATGCGCTCGCCGGGTTCGACCAGATGCCGGAACAGGCCGAGGCCCTCCGGGCTGTCGGTGAAGGTGTCGTCCACCATGTAGACGACCTTGTCGCGCGGCAGGAACAGGAGCTGCCCGTTCTGCGGCCAGCGCTGCCACATGCCGACGATGGTCCCGTCGTCCGCCAGTTCCCAGCGCTCGATGGTATGTTGCGGGCGCTGCTCGAGATCGGCCATGCCGATCAGGCCGTCTTCCCGGCGGATGGCGACCCATTCCTGAATGCCGAAGCCGTGGAAGCGGAACATGCCCGAGCGGCGCACGATGCGCGACCAGGAGGTGTCGAGATCGTCGATCACGTCCTGGGCGAACTCGGCGAGCTTCTTGGCCTGGTCGGAGGACTTGCCATCGCCGAGATCGTCGGCCGGCTGCACGGACCAGGCCGGGACCGAGGCGAGGTTCAGGAAATAGCGCAGGCCCGCCGACACGATCGAGACATTGGCCAGGATGTCGGAGGCGGTGCGGTAGCGGTTCTGGTAGGAGAGCCGCTTGTCCTTTTCGATGTTCTCGACATAGCCGCCCCAGACGGGGGTTCCCCCTCGCCCGCTTTCCTGGAACGGATTGGCCTTCGGCGGCCGGATCATGCCCAAGAGCGCGCCGAACAGGTTGCCCGCGCCATAGCCCGCCCCGGTGGCGGCGCGGCCACTCCCTTGCGGAGCCCTAGCGCCGTTCACGCCCGTGCTGCGCGACTGGGTGGAATTGGTGCCGGCCAACGCATCGCCCCTGTGGAAGTGCGGTGACGCTACTTTGCTTTGCGGTTTTTAGGAAGGGCGGCACTACCTGTAGTCTGACAGGCCCTTGGGACGGGTGTAGACGATCGGCGCGCCGGGGATCGGGACCTTGTGCTGCTTCTTGACCATCAGTTCCGTGAAGGCCCAGACCAAGGCGTCCACGCGGTCAGGCGATCCGGTGCCCTGGAAGCCGTCCGTGGTCATCATGCCCATCTGCTCCTCAAGCGCGGCGAACTGCTTGGGATGGTCCGGGTCCGACAGATGGTGCGCTTTGCCCTGCTCATAGAGGGCTGAGACCGGTTCCGCGCGGATGTGCTTGCCGCGGGAAGCGGTCACCGATTTGTAAGGCACGTTCGGATCGGCGGTGCGGATGGTCGCCTGCACCATCTTGCCGCCGAAATTCTCCTCCGCCACGATCAGGTCGGCGTCCAGCTCGTGATAGAGGTCCACCGCCCGTCTGGCCCAGCCTTCCGGGCTCAGGCGGCAGCTCGCATCCCGCAACACATAGCCGTGACCATCCGAGCCCAGCCCCACCGCGACGATGCCCTGCATCGATCCGCCGGCGCCGTCTGAGCCGGAAGGGTCCACCGCGACCACGATCCGCTTGATGTCCGGCGCCTCGGCCTTATCCACGCGCAGGCTTTCGATCAGGTCCAGCGGCCAGAGCGCGCCAGGAACTTCGGTCAGGTATTCGCCCAACATGAACCGCTTGCGCTGGCGTTCGGGCAGCGCGTCCAGTTCCTCCTTGTATTCGGCGCTCAGGTGCGGATTGTCGGCCGGGTTCATCACGGCATAGGCTCTAGTGCCGGGCGTGATCGGCAGGCCGTTCTCAGGCCGCACGCCCTCGACGAACTCCTTGTAGGTCCAATGCCCGCGGCCGACCGGGTTGAGGTCGGCATAGAACTTCTGTTTCAGCGGTCGCCCGTCGCTCTTGGAACACGACTGCGCCAGACGGGTGCGCAGGGTCAGGATCGATTCATACGCCACCTGGGACGCCTCATTGACGTAGATGCCGGCGAACTCCTTGCCCAATATCTTGTCCACGCGGTCCTTGTCGTCGAGGCCGCCCATCCACACTTCCGAGCCGCCAGGCAACATCACGAACTGGTCTGACTTGTTGACGGTGTAGGGAACGCCCGGAAACGCCAGCGCCATCATCTTCGGCCAGGTGTCCAGCATGATCGACTGGCGCACGTCGATGTTGTGCAAGCGGGCGATCAGTTGCCGTGACCGCGGAGCGGAGAGGCCGCGCACCGCCAACACGTAGCAAAGCAGGAATGTCTTGCCGCTGCGCGAGCCACCGTAAATCAGGTTGTGGCGCTCAGGGCCCTTCAGCACGTCGCGCACGGCGGCCTGCTTGTCGGTCAGTTCAAAGGTCGGCATCGGCCTGCTGGATAATCACCTGCAGCGGTTCGCCGCCGGGACCACTCATCTCCTTGCGGTCGATCAGGAGGCCGTTGAGTTTGGCGGCGTCCATCAGCGAGAGGCGGGCGACATTGAGCAGCGGGGCGTCTTTGGAGACCTCACCCTTGGCCGCGATGGCGAGCAGGCGATCG